TTGAGGGTGGTCGTCATCGCCAGCACCAGGGAGTCGTTCGACTCCTTCAGTGCCTTCTTGAGTTCGTCTGCGTTCATGTCGTTCTCGGTGTCGTCTTCTCGCCGGTCGAACTTGGCGAGGAAGTCTGCGAAGGCCTCTTCAATCGAAGAAGAGGCAGGCTTGACGTCTGGCTCGTACTCGGCGGTGCCGAACAAGGAAGTCGCTCCGATCTCGCCGCTTTTGGCCATGGCTTTCAGCTTCGGATCGAGCAGCTTGATGCGGGTGGCCCAGGCGCCGTCGATGTCGATTTCGTGGTCGTCTTCGTCCGTGATCCCCAGGAAGTCGGGGTGTCCCTTGTGGACGATGAACGTCTCGGCGATGCGAGCGCGGTCGCTGCCCACCGGCTCCAGGTCGTGGCCGATGTCGACGTGGCCGCCACGGGCCAGCCAGTTGTGCGCGGCATCGCGGATTACCTCGCGCGAGGCCATGTCGCCTTGCGAGTCGACACGGTTCGGCGCGTACACAATCGAGGTTAGGATTCCTTCGTCCTCGAGCAGCTTTTCGCACGCGGCCGTTTTGACGACGAGGGTCGGCAGCGATACCGCTACCTTGCCTTCAACGTCCTTGAACGTCGCGCGCATCTTTGTCGCACCGCGGCGCACAAGAGACACATGCGTCACGCGGAGTTTTCGGAACCGCTTGGGCTTCATCGGCGGCGCGGTAGCATGAGGCCCTCCCGCAGAGCAGAGACTGTATATGGAACAAAACGATAGTGGCATCGCGCGTGAAGTTCCGGCCGAAGTCATGCGGCTGCTGACGCTCGCGACACGTTCACACAAGCTGTACTCGCTCGATAGGCCGCTGCTTCAACAGGTGATGAAAACGGCAGCGGCCTCGAAGAACAAGAGGAGCAGCGGAAGACGCAGACACCCCTTCAACTTTAGGCGCGTCTTCGATCTCGTCACGGCGAATCCCTGGCACTCGACGTGTGTCACAACGAAGGTCGCTGCGCATGTTGGGCTGGGCATGCGCAGCGACAAGGTCTTCGAGACACTCGATCCGATCTGCGAGCCCGAAACCGGAACCGGCACGTTCGGCGGCGTACTCGATCAGGCGTGCGAGGACTACCACTCGACCGGCAACGGGTACATCGAAGTCGTTCGTGACGGCGAAGGCGAAAACGCTCCGATTAGCGGACTGCACCACGGTCCAACGCAAAGCACTTACGTGTCGGTCGACGCGAAGGGCAACCGTTACTTCGAAGTGGAGGCGGAGTCCGGCACCGACAGCGGCAAGCGCTTATTCGCGCCATTTGGAGAGACTGAGCGGCTCCGTGAGTCAGGGCTTCGGGTCATCGGCGAGCTGATTCCGTTCATGAAGCCGTCAGCGTTTTCGCGCGACTACGGCTTCCCTTCGTGGCTCTCCGCCGTGCCGTTCATCGAGTTGGTGCAGGCGTTGGTGCAGCACAAGTTCGACTTCTTCATGAACCGCGGTGTGCCGGAGTTCCTGCTCACCGTGCTTTCCGAGAAGCAGATCGACAAAGACAACTGGGCCAAGCTCGAGGCAGCGCTTCAGATGAACGTAGGTCTGGCGCGCGCGTTCCAGTCGGTGATCTGGAACATGGTTGGCGCTGCCGACAAGAACAAGGTGCAGGTCGATCGACTGGGCGTTGGCGAGGACGAAGCCGGTCAGATGTTCGTCTCCCACATCGATCCGTGCGCGCTTGCGATCGTCTCAGCGCACGGCGTTCCGCCGCTGCTCGCTGGCATCCAGATTCCGGGCAAGCTCGGCGCTTCCAACGAACTCGTGCAAGCCATGGCGTCGTTCCAGGTCCTGACGATGGGCCCTGATCAGCGCCGGTGGAGCAACGTCCTTGCCAACACGCTCGGCAACCCGACGCGCAACGGCAACCTCGGGCTCACGGAAGAGGACTTCCGACCCAAGGCGGACGAGGAAGAGCCGCACAAGCAGGGCAACGGCTTCCGCACGATCCTGGAGGACGTGGCGAGCGCCATGCAGATGCTGAACGTCGCCGACACGGTGGCCAGGATGCGCGAGGGTGTTGATGCAGCGGCTGCAGGCGGGAGGGATCTCGGCGCAGGCGTGCTGAGCCAGCGTCGTACGGCGACGCCTGGGGCGGTGGCGCGTGATGCGGGAGCGCTGCTGGGCGTGGCGCTGCGGCGGCTGGCGGAGAAGAACGGTAGCGAGTAGCGTTCCAGGCGCGATCCTTCTGGTTGTGCCTCCCGGCTTCTTCGCTTTCCGGCCGGGAGGACTTATCTCCGGCTGAGGAATCGAACATGAAACTGATTTCCGATCTGAAAGCGGTTCCGACGAAGAGCACGTTCGTAACCGATGTCGGTGTCACGCTGTACCAGAACGAGTTCTACATGGCGATGCATATCCCCATAAATGGGGTCAACTGTATCGCGATGCGGACTTCTGATGATGGAGTGCAGTTCGGGGAACCGAAAGTGATCCTGAGGCCCGATCCGAAACGGATCGGTGCAACACGCGGACTCGAGACGCCTTCGCCTCCCCAACCGCCGATCCCGGGAGTGTTCGACTTCTGGTCCATGATCTGCATGGGCTACGACATCATGCCGGAGCGGAAGGATCACGAGAGCTGCGGCATTCTCGCAGTCGCGAAAGATCCGATGGGGGAATGGTCGTTCGACGACATCGTTTTCTCGTCGATCAAGAGCCGCCAGCAACCGGTGTGGGACGGCACCAAGATCGAGGGCGGGCTCTCCGAGTTCGGCCTCATCTACGCCGGTAATCGGATCGCACTCGCGGTGTTCGCGACGAATTCGTACCGGCCGAAGCCGTGCATCTACGGAGCGCTCAGCAGTGCCCCGTGGCTCATGCGCAGCTGGTTGATGACTCCTGATCCGATTATAGAGGGCGAAGGCAAGTACTGGGCTTCACAGCCGAGCCTTTCGATCATCGACGACCTTCCGGTCTGCGTGTACGTCGAGGGAGCGCCTGAGCGCATCCGCGTCGCACGCGGGAACGTGACGCTTGAGGACTGGGAGGTCGGCGAGATTCTCGTTCAACCAGACGCCACGATGGACCGCTGCGTCGGTCCGTGCCTCGTGCCGCTCGAGAGCGGGCAGGGCAGGCTCTACTTCACCGCGGTCTCCAACGACAACAAGCTCTGGCGGACGATGACCGCGCTGGTGGATCTTTCCCCCTCTGCCTAATTCTTGCTCCGGATCGGGCGGACGATCGTGCGGCACCTCCAGTGGTAGGGAGGGAAGCCGACGTCGGTTCGGTTGAAGAACTTGAGCCAATCCGCTTCGGAGCCCTTGCTCGGGTTCAGGAGCAACGGCCACTCGACCGCACGCGCAGCGATGACGCTCGCTGAAGACGCAGCGACGAGTTCGTCGAACTGCCGCTCGAGCTTCTCTACCGCGACGATGCGCTTGTTGACCCAGCGGCAGAACTTCGTCGTCCGCAGGTCGATCTTCGCGATAGCTTGCCACGCAGTAGCGGTTCTCCGGTCCGCGTCGAACGTCGCCAGGTTGAGCCAGCGGAAGACCCACAAGTCAACGACGGCAGGTACCCAGGTGCGCGCGTTGCGGCCGAGCAACTCTCCGAGCCGTGCTTGTCGCAACCGCGCTTGGCTGAGGCCGAGAGCGCGACGGAGCTTCGTCTCGTTCTCGATGACCTTCTCTCGCAACGAGGTCTCCAAGTCTACGCGGGCTGCGGTGGCCATGAGGCCAGCAGTGCCGAACTCGAGGCCGGCTTCATCGAACACCATCTCGATCGTGTTCTGGATGGAGCTTTGCACCAGCGGCGGCATCCCGGTGCGGAGCCGCGTCAGGACCAACGACATGAGGATGGCCACGACCTCATCCGTGGTGCGACCGAGTTCTAGTTCTCGCTCTGCACGCGCGATCGCTTCGTCGACGACCAGGACCCAGTGCGCTCCGATCTGAGGGCTGAGGATCTCGATCGCAGCCTCTAGGTCTGGGAACTGCGCCTTCGCGCAGCAGCGAGACAGAATGCCTACTGCCACGCCGAACGGATCATCCTCGGTCAGAGATCTCCTTGCCATTCCGGTACCGTGCCATGCCGTTCGTGTTGCCTCTGCCGTTGTTCAGGTCGTGCACGATCTCAAGCGGATCTGCGCCTTGTTCCAGCTGCGTGTGGACCGCAGCACTTCCGCGGCCGAAGGCGTTCACCGAATTGGTCGTGAAGAACACCTGAGTGAACCTGCGCTTGCAGGAGAGGCAACGCACGTCACGCGAACCGCAGTGGCCCTTGCGCGTTGAGTAGGTGTGCTTTACCTGAAGATCGCAATTCGGTAGCGAGCAACGGAACCTCAGTTTGGGAACAGCTCGATCCCCACCGTTCGGTTCCGTTGCCGGTTTCGTTGCGTCGGTTCTTGACGGGGAAGTCTTTGCCATGCGTCTTCCGACGTGGTAAGCCTACCTGCGTACATCTCCGCAGGGTAGAACGCGAGAATCAAAGCATCCGCGCGGTCTGGAGAAGAGCCGAAACGCTTCACGTACAGATCTTTCGGTTCGAGGACCAGTTTGCCCTTCGAAGTGTAGAGGTACTTCCTGGTGGTGAGCTGCTGAACAAGAAGGCCGTCTTCTGGGATGCGGATCGACTTCTGGCGGATCGCCTTGGCTGCATGGAACCAAGCTTCCGAGATCCTGTTCTCGTAGATCGCTTCGCTCGCGCGTTCTTGACCTTTGAACTCGAACACCTTCTTGCCACGTTCGTGCAGGACGTGGACGGCACCGTCACCGATGCCGGCCGTGTCGACCACGTACCAAGTGTCCTCATCGCGCCAGTGGTTCTCATCCTGCCACCGCATCACTTCATTCAGGACGAACGCCGGTTCGCATTTCGTCCACTTCTCCCAGCGGACGATGGCTTCTCCGCTGCGCATCATGGCAACTGATTCGTCGGAACCGAACCGCGCCAGGTCGATGCCGATCTGCCGGGCCCTGCTGGCTCGCACAGCCGCGAATAGGTCCGCGTTGCCGCAGGCTTCCACGTCAGCCAGGCGCATCAGGGCTTGCGGGTCAGCAGACGGGAACTCGCCGAGCACGCGGACGCGGTACACGTCGCTCTCGCGACCGAATTCCAGCTCTAGCTTTCGTGCCGCCGCGAGGGAGAAGTATTCGTTCTCTTCACAGTCTTCGCAGTTGAACGTGAGGCAGTGGGTGTTCTCACGGTACTTGGTGAAGAGGTCGTAGAAATAACAGTCGATGTCCGTTGGGTTGGAGATGCAGAGCAGCAACGAGTCGGGGTTGGTTAGCGTGCCCACGATCGTTTCCATGATCGGCCGCTCCACGCCTGTGGCTTCATCAACCACGATGGTCATGTGCTTTTCGTGACGGCCGGCGAAGTTCTCCGGTTCAGAGGCCGGTGCGGCCCAGAGTCCCCACGTTTGGCTGTTGTTGAAGATGATCCGTGTGCGTGTCACTTCGATCATCGAACGCACGAAGTCGACCGCCTTGCCGTACCACCGCAGGTACTCGGTGAGGAAGACGTCACGCACCTGGTGTTGTGTTGGCGCGGTGACGAACGTCAGGGCATCGACGTGCCGCCACGTTCGCCAGGTGGCAGCCATGGTGATCGCAGCTGTCTTTCCCGGGCCTTGGCCGCTCTTGCAGGCGATGGTGCGCTTGCGCTCCTCGAACGGTGCGGTGGATTCCCACTGCACCAGATCGAGGAGTTCACGCTGTTGGGCGTTCGGCTCAAAGCGGTGAGCCGCGCACCAGGCGAAGATGTCGCTGCTGGTGAGGTCGTAGAAGCGCGAGAACGCGCTCAAATGACCGTGAGGAGCAGCGCGGCGAGCTTGTTGAGCAGCTGTTCGAAGACACGGCCGACCGCGTAGGAGACGCGGTTTTTCGCCGCACCGGAGAGCGACATCGCTGCGGACTTCGAGTGCGCGATCTCCTTGTCGACGTTGGGGTCGCCCATGAGCTTCTTGCCGTACAGCGTGGCGAGGTCTCTCGCGACAGTGACGGCCAGCTCTTTCTCCTCGGCGCTGGCGAAAGCGGAAGCTTCCGCGCGAACGAGTACTTCGATCTCAGCCAGGACCTTCTCGAGGCCGGACTTCTCTTTGTCGGGTGCTGCGGCGGTTGTCATTTCTTGCCCTCAAGGCTTTCTACCCAGATTTTCCAGGCGGTGACGTTGTTGAGGCGACGAGTCTTCTGATCGACAGCCAGATTCTCGTCTGCCGTGACGTAAGCGGAATACTCGGGTCCGATGCTGTCGTAGTGTCCGCGTGCGACGGCAGCTTCGGCGTACGGGTTGCACGCTGCGAGTGCCACGAGGCAACTCAACACGGCAGCGATGTTCAGCAGCTTGCGTTTCATGCTTCCTCAGCTTGAACGGTGATGCGGGGAACGTGCGAAGACCTGATCCTATCGCGCATTGCCTCCACCTCGCGAATCGTTTCTTCACGATCCTTGTCGCGGTCCTTGAAGACCTCCTGAGCCGCCAGACCTTGCACAACCGCCAGCGTCTTGAGTACAGAGTGCGCGCCACGGAAGTCGAATCGTGCCATGGCCTTGCTGTAGAGACCGTCGAGCCGTATGACCATGAGCGCGCGGGTGCTCTCCGAGTCGCGTTCGGTTCGTCCGCCGGCAAGCGGACCGAGGCCGCGCATGAACGACACCGCCTCGCGCGTCGAGAGGTCGAGCTTCGTTCGGCAGTGCGTCAGCGCACGACCGGCGCCGCGGATCGTCCAGATTTCTAGCAACTCGTCGAGGAGCAACTCTTCGTAGGCAACGATCGTCTCGGGGCTGGGGAAGAGAACGCGCACCAGCTCCGGCTGCAGGAAGTAGTCGTCGATCCGAAGCTGGCTGGCGAGCCGGGCCATCCAGAAGCGCCACTCGTTCAGCGCGCGATCGCTTTCCGGAGAATACTTTCCGTTGGTGCCTTCGGGGACGTCCGGCGGCAAGAGCGGGAGCTGCGGTAGGTCCCGCATCGTTCCACGCAGCTTCTGAAGCGGCGAGCCGACGATCCGCTGACAGGGTGACGTCCACGGATCGGGGTCGAAGCGCGTGGCTTCGATGAGGGTCTGGCCGTCCGTGCACAGACCTACGAGGCTTGCGTGGTAGCGCACCAGCCGCCACGCGGCATGAGCGACCGTACGGTCGCCGTCAACAGGGCCGTCGAATATACGCGCGAAAAACTCTTCCGCCGACAGGCCGGGGCGGAAGAGGAAAAGCTCCGGGTCAGAACAGTGGTTGGTCCGGGCCAGCTGCACGCTGGGCGCGGATGCTAGCCGACATCAGGCTTCCAGTCAGCGGGCTGTCCTTTCGCACACTTGTAGCACCTTCGACGGGTTGCGTTCGTTTGCCCGATCAAGTCGCTTGGAGTGAGGATGCGGTGACCGCATTCCAACCAAGAAAAGGTCCCGTCTCGCCTTAATTCCTTTCGCAACGGATCACGGTTGACCTTGCCGCGCCTGAGTCGTCTTCCCCTCAGCATAGCCGGAACCTCTGCATTGCGTCCCTGGCTCGACGGTCGGCGTCCTGGTCGTAGCGGCGGGTGGTGTTGACGCTGCTGTGGCCGACGAGGTGCGCCACGGTCGCGCTGTCGGTCACGTCCAGCATTCGAGTGATGAACGTGCGGCGCAGGTCGTGGGGCCGCCAGCGGCCGCCGGTCGCCTGGAGCAGGATCTTGTAGACCCTGTCCGCGTGCAGGTGTCCGCTTGTGCGCCCGGGGAACAGCCACTCGTTTTCCGGACATTCGGCGATCCAGGCGGCGACCGCCGCGGAGGCAGCCGAGGTCAGAGGCACCGTACGCTCCTTGTTGCCCTTGCCCAGCACGACGACCTCGTCGGCGCGCGCGTCCGCGCGGCGGATGCCGACGACCTCCGCGCGCCTGAGCCCGCAGCCCAGCAAATGCCACAGCGCCCTGTCGCGGGCCGAGGTCAGCGTCGCCTCGATCGCCGCCAGCTCCTCGCGGCCGATCAGCCGGCCGCGCAGCAGCCTGCTGTTGCGCACCGGCTTGACCTCGAGGAGCCGCAGCAGCTGTTCGTGGCCGATCAGCCCCTGCCTCCACGCCTGCCTCGCCACGCCGCGCAGAGCCGTGAGCGCGAGGTTCACCGAGGCTGCCGACAGCCCCCGCTGCGCGAGCGCAGCCTTGACCAGTGTGGCGTGTTCAGCGCGAAGCGTCGACCAGTCGACTTCGGCAACCGTGTGCCCCAGCAGGGAGGCCACGGTCGACAGGGCCGATGCGATCGACGAACGGCTGGCCGGACTATCCAGGGAAGCGAGGTAGATCGTCGCCGGATTCAGAACTGGATTCGGTGAGAGGCTTGTCAAGGCATTCATAAAAAGCTCCAGGACAAGATACCTCCCCCGCTGAGGTCCGGCGTTCTATTTCTTCTTTTGAGACTTGAGTACGGCGTGAACCGCCACCGCCTTTCCATCATTCGTCAGTACTGCACGGTAACGCAGAGCGGGTCGAGGCTTCTTCCCGAAAACCAGCCGGTTGTAGGTCATGCCAGCGACGTGCTTACGGAACGTTTCGGGGTCGCTTTCTGGGGGCACCTTGATCAAACAGGACTCTTTCGGTTTGAGCTGCTCTACCTGCTGGATGAAGCCATCCCAAGCCGAGCCGCGGCGACGCAACTTCAGTGAATCCAAAGGGACCACGCTGTAGTCCAGGGCTTCGGCCCTGAACTTACGCCGCTTCGGTTTGGTCGTCGGCTTCTTCGAACGGGATGAGCTTTCCGTCACGGAACCTTTGTTTGGCATTCTTGTTCCACCTCAACATCAGGATGGGGTTAGCTGTCACTTTCACGTCGCGCATCACATTCCGCATCGCGTTCGTCATGATCTTGGCTGCCTCATAAGCAAGTTGATGCGCTTTCTTGCGTGGGAAGCTGAAGAGGAACTCATCGTGCAGTAGGGCAACCATTCGTGCCCCATGACCGTAGAGAGAACCAAGCGAGTGGTAGATGCTCCACTGCAACCAGATCGCACACAGGTTCACTCCGTCGCTCGTTGGCGTCTGAAGGCCTGCGCCGTTCGCGATCTGTGTGTAGTCGCATGCGGCCCGGTGCATTCCGAACGGCGAGGTGAAGCAGAACTTGTCTTCATTGAAAGGATCGAGTTGCTCGTTGACCCATGCCGAGTAGAGACGGGATTCCGGGTACGTCGCGCGCCAGATTTCGCGGAGTGTCGAAGCGCGAGCTACGGCTGATTCGTAGTCGCCCTCCATCTTCACGAGGTCGACGCCGAACTGGGCCTTCGCGTAGGCGACGAAGGTCTCCGGTCCCAGGCCACCGGGGAAGCCGAGACCCGTGGGCTTGCCCATGTCACGCCAGCCCTTGAACCAGCTGGCGAGCTTCTTGTTCTTGTGGCCTTCAGCGCGCTTGAACAGCTTGTAGTTCTCGTCCCAGTCGCCGAAAACACCATGCCGTTGCACAGTGTTGGCGTACTCGGCGTCGAGGTGCGCTGCGATGACGCCGCCTAGGTAGGCATGCGGGTCCATGCCGGCGTTGATTTTGTCCGCGAGTGTGGAGTGCCCGAAGAGATCTAGGCATACTTGCGCCCAGCAAACGAGTTCGATGTAGTTGAAGTCGATCGAACACAAGACATGCCCGGGTTCTGGGATGTAGCAGCTGCGCACCAGTGGGTGGGGCTGCTGGATGTTCACTGACGGGTAGAGGTCGCCGCGGCTGTCGTCTTCCGCATCGAGGCCCCCGTAGGACGACGTGCGGCCTGACCGCTTGCAAACGTCGTAGTTCGGGTGCACGCGCTCGACTTCACGCAGCGCCGGCAAGTAGGAGGTCGCCAATTTCAACAGGCGCCCACGTTCGTAGAGCAATTCGATCAGCGGGTTATGCGGCGCTAGATCCTTCAATACGTCGCGTTTGATGCTGATCTGACCGTTGGGGAACTTCTCGGAAGGGTCGGTCCGCAACACTTCCATTCCCAGCGTCGCGCACTGGATCTCCACCATGTCACGCAGCAGGCGCTGGTTGATTTTGTCGTCTGTGGCTTCGACGAACTTGATACCCTTGGCCTCGAGGTCTTTACGAACGGGAGACCAATCCACTTCTTCGAGGCCTGGCGCTATAGGTGCTGCTCCTCGCGCCGCTTGCTCTTGCCGCTTGTGTGGCCTGCAGCCGTTGCCTCGAATGAGCACTCCACATTTATAAAGCGGTGCCGCTTTTTCAGGATCAAGCGCGTCATCAACAACAGCCTGCACACGTTCGACTTCCGCCGAATCGATTCGAAAGCCCTCCACTGTGCTCATCCGCAACGCGAAATCCAGTGCGGTGCGGAAGCGGTCGCTCTTGCAGCTGGCGTGACCGTGTTCGGATTCGGCTTCTTCATCCTGCGCCAGGAAGATCTGGAGCGGATCGCCTGCGTCTTCAATTACGTAATCGCGTGCTTCTTCCGGGTAGTCGCTGGCCCGTTCGCCGTCGAGCGCGCTGAAGTTCATCCGCCAGGAGTCGCCGGCATCGTCAGTCTTCTCCTTCTTCCGATCCTTGCTGAGGTGGTGTTCGGCGAGGTCGTACAGATGGTAGCGAATAGGTGTAACGCTAGTGCCGTCAGGTAACGGCCTGAACTTCACGTTGCCCCAACGGCTGAGGTTCAGCAGCTTCTCCCTGATCTTGGTGCAGTGCTGCCGGTCACCGACAACGCTGTCCCAGAGGAGATCGAGGATCGCTTGATCCTTCCGGTAGAACTCGTGCAGCACGGTCAGGTCGTAAGCTGCATTGTGCCAAACGAGATGGACGTTATCTCTGAGCACCCGCACGAGCGCTTCACGCATCTTTCTTGGCTCGCCGTTGCCGATGAGGATGCACTCTTTCTCGGTCGCGAGGGCGAGGCAGACCAGCTTTGGCGCTACGGCACCCGGGCCAATACGGAAGGTCTCCGTATCCCCGCCGACAAGGATGGCGTCGTCAGGAAGACTCTGGGCTGGCATCGAGAGACGCCTCCGATTTGGGGCTGCCCGTAGTCCACGGGTTAGGGCACTCGAGCAGATCGCACATCATTTCGCGGAAGCTCGGGTAGAGGTAGTGGTCAGAACCGGCACGTGGGGCGTCGAGGCCGCTCTGCGTATTATCCGGATGAACCGACTTCACCATGACGCCGAGCAAGAAGTAGAACTCACGCAACTTCGCGCGCCACACGTCTTGTTCGGTGACGCATCCGGCTTGCGCATAGGCACCGATCTCGAGCGCATGCTTGGTGCTCTTGTCGATGTGCTCATCCAGTGCAGTTCTTGGTCCCGCTGTTTCGCTGTGGCAGCTGCCGAACAGCTCAGCGCAGCCGAGCCGTCCGGCGAATATGCGACGCGGTGAGGACATCAGAATAAACTGGCGACGCCTTCATCGTCGTCGTCGTCTTCGTCGCCGTCTTCGACTTCGTCATCGTCTTCGGTATCCTCTTCGTCGTCTTCTTCTTCGTCGGCGGGCTTGGGCTTCGTCTTCTTGATGGGTTTGGCTGGAGCCTTGGTTCCCGTCTTCTTCTTGCGCTTGACGCCCAAGTATTCCGCCTGCTCATCTTCGTCCAAAATCTCGAGCAGCTCTGGATCGTTTGCTTTCATGGCTTGTGTGAAAGTGATCAAAGTGAAATCGCCACCAGCTTTGGTGACCTTGATACGGACGTTGATCCTGGTGAACTGGCCTGCCAACGGTTGCTCTTCGCTCACGATGCGAATGCATACCCGCTTCCACTTGTTCGCTGGGACAGCTTCTGGTTCCTGTCCGAGCAGTGCAGCGAACGAGGCCTTGATGTTACCCGGGGCTGCCTCGTGCTTGCCGCTGAAGATGTGAGAAACCTCTTCGCCTACATCGTTCGCTTTGCCGTCGTCATCGTCGAAGACGTGGACGATGGTCATCTCGAAGATCAGGTTCTCGTAACCCTTGCGGGCCTGCATGTACTTGATCGCGTCAATACGCGCCAGGTAGTTACCTGGTCGGACGTAGTTAGCCGCGATCGCTGCTTTCGCTGCGGGCACCCTATCGAACAGCGTTTCTCTTGGCATTTCTTCAACTCCTGTTTTGTTTCTCGAACGCGCCAAATCTCTCTTCCGCCAATCGCTTCCCTTCCGGGGCTGTCGATTGCGGTTGGAATCCCAGTTCCTGTAGGACTTCCGGCGCGAAGACCTTGGGTGTCGGCCGGTGCGTGCACGTCAGGATCTTTTGTCGCGACGCAGCCGCCTGCTGCACGTAACAAGCGTCGATCAGGGTCGCGGAGAAGTTCATGTAGTCGAACGGGATAGTGTTGAACGTGGTGACCACAAGTTCATCCAGAGTCTGCCCATTGCGGTGGACACGCCCAAGCACCTGTTCCGTTCGACCCGCAGGACGCGACCACTGCAAGAACCCCACGTGCTTGAAGTGCTGGAGGTTCTTCGCTTGGTGGTGGGCAGGCATGCTCGCAACCGCGACGCCCTTACCTGAGCTGGGGTCGCGGATCGCGCGGTTCATCGTATGGCCAGCGCGGTACTGAGCCGCATCCAATCCGGCGGCGCGAGCGCGTTCCACGAACCACTCTCCAACGGCATCGTGTTGGTACCACACGATCGCGTCCCTGCCTCCGATCTCTTTGGCCCAGTGGATCACTTCATCGATTCGAAACGGGCTGACTCGGATCGGCCGCTTACTGCGTCGTGGCAGATCGGCATCGTCCAGATCATGCATGGTCTTCCATGCCTTGAAGACTTCGCCGGGCACGTGCTTGTCTTTGGTGCGCTGCAGCTCGCTCATCACGAGGAACGGCGTGTCCAGACCGCGGACCTTTCGCGCGAGGAACTTCCGCAAGATCTTGTGGTAAGCCTGCTGCGCGGCGTGGTGGCGCTCCGCCAGTTCCAGTAGCGCCGCGGCTTTCTCCAGCGGCCAGTGCTTTTGTTTCGCCAGCTCTGCCGCCCCGGGCCAGAAGGTGTCGTAAAAGATCCCCGCCGCCAGTTGATAGAGCCAGCCATACCCGACGATCGCGTGCTCGATGTCGTCGCCGTTGGGGGCTACTCCCTCACGTTCAACGGCCCGGGCCAGTGCTTGCAGCTCTTCGTAGCCGTCAGCTTCCTTGTAATCCGGCACAGGTCGATTCTCGATCACAAGCACCGTGCGGATCTTGGCTCCGCCGTACGAGACCGCGCCGGGTGCAGTGGAGAGACGGATCGAGAACGCACGACGGAAGCCGACAAGGTCTTCTATCAGGGGCTTCGTTGTGTGTTCCTGCGCCCACGCAACAAGGTCCGCGAGCGGACCGGCGTCGGCAGGATGCATCGCTGCGCCGGAGTCGAGCAGCTCCGCCCAGGCCATCGCGATGCGGGGCGAGAGCGGCACCGGTGCGTCTTCGTTCAGGCACAGCGTGATCAAGTGCCAGTAGTCCCGCATCCCCCGGGTGGTCATCGTGCCGCTGAGCGCTACGAGTCGCTTCCGTGGTACCCCGTGGCGGGGGTTGCCCTTCAGGTAGTTGAGGAGTCGCGCTGTCGAGGGCG